TCGTCTTGCTCTAGCTCCTCAACGATTTCCTTGGGCATTGGCTCTTTATTACGATCCTCAGGGGGAGTATCGTCTTCAATTTCAATTTCAATATTTACTTCACCGCCTTCAGCAAGTGTTTCATCTGGAAACTTAAATTCATTTTTTTCAAATTCAGCCATGATGTGGCTCCTTTATTTGCGCTTAATACCGCGTGGGTCATCAACTGTACCCTCGACCGTATCATCGTTAATCATGCGAAATTCACGACCGTGGATCACTAAACGGCTACCTGAGTTGGGTCTGACCAACACAAAATCACCTTTTTTGCACCACGGGCCTGTTGGAAATTTGTCTTTGTTTTTATAGCAATCAGGTCCAAGCTCAACAACAAACAAAACTGTTGTTAAAACTTCCTCAATCCTGATGGTTTCATCGGCTTTAACTAAGCCACTTTCATACTCTTTGTCTGTTTCTGGTATTGCACAAAGAATGTGATAGCCTGAAGGTTTGGGTAACTGACTTGCTTTCTCTTCAGCGGTAGCCTCAGGGCAGTACATACCTACTACTTGTGGGTTATCGGGGTTTGCGCCGATAAGGATTTCACTCATCAGAATGCTCCATGCGGTTTTTAAGGTCTAGGATATAACCCCGCGCAGTGAGAAGACCTTTAATCTCACCACACAGTCTTTTGTACTCTTCAAATGTATCGGCTTTACCTGTGCCTACGTACTCAAAGAGTTGTTTTACTTTGTCATCAATTTCTTTAATTAAAACATCGTACATATCCATTTGTTATCTGCCTTTTGTTTGCTGCCTTGATTGTTGTTCAAGTTGCCTACGTTTATTCTCTGCGTCTAACCCAAGACGTATTGAATCAAGGGTTTGGCTAGACTCAAAAATTTGACGATCATGCTCTGCTTTCAGACCAACGCGCACACCCTCAATTTGTGCTTGATTATCTACGCGCTCTTTGTCTATCTGAAGCTGGGCTTGTTTAAGCTGGGCATCCATCTGATCTTTCTGCTTCTTGCGCTCAAGTTCGCCTGACTTAATTTGCAGTTCAGCTTGTTGCATCTGAACTATCGGGTCTTGCGCTTGAGTCCGTGCTTGCTGTTGCGCAGCTTCAGCTTGATTGTTTTGCAAGAGACGTTGTGCAGCCATTGCTAACATAGGAGCAAGACGTGCTTCAACTTCAGGATTCATTTCAATCGGTTCACCAGCTTCATCCTTCTGTGGTGGCAAGCTCATACCCAACTGCATCTCAATCTGCTTGCGATACTCAAACCCTAAATGCTCGTTGACGTGTGCCATCATTGCGGCTTGCAACTGCTGAGCTATTGGATTGTTTTGCAAGAGAGCCATAATCTTCGGATCCTGCATAGCAGACATGTGAACTGCGATATGAGCTTGATGATCTTGATACGCAAACGCTTTGACGGGTTTCATCATCAGCACGTTCTGGTTCTCCGTCACCGGATCCATAGGTTTCTGATCGTCTTCCATCGGAATCAGTTTGTTAGCATTTTTTATGCCCAACACATCCAACATCTGACGATGTAATAACGGCATGTTGTACATCTGAGGCGCTTGCATAGCCAACTGCAACACAGCTTGATACTGAACAATCTTCTGCGCCATTGTGCTGGCGTTTGGATCGCTAACAGGAATTACATCCACATTGTCGTAATCGGACTTCTTAGCCTTGCGACTACCTTCTGTTGGTTCGTAGTTGTAGTCTTCAGGTGTGTAGTCAGCAATGATCTTCTTGAGCAACCCTAACTCTTGCTTCATCGAGTAGTGAATACGCGCTTGAATCGCACTCATTACTTTTAATGTTCTTTCAAGAATTGCCAGTGTTGTACCCACTGGGGCTTGTGAACTCATATCACTGACTTGAAGATCAGCCGTATTTGCAAAGCGACGACCTTCCTCGACAATCTTGTTCATTAACAAAAACAATGTTTGGCTTGGCTCTTTGTAAGGCAACGGCAAGATGTTGTCTTTCATCGTACCGCTCGGTACGTCTACATCCCTAAATTCGCCCGGAGCAATCGGTGTGTCGTCACCCTTGATGCGCATGCCACGAGTCTTAAAACCGCCCGGCAAATTAGATAAGGTACCAGCATCAACTAATTGACGAATGAGCGACGTACCAGACTTAGCAAAAGCCCCCACCAAATGAATAAGACCAAAATAATAAAACCCAAAGCCCGGAACATAACCGTAGTGGACTAAATGTTGTCTTTTTGCAAAAGTTTTATCGTCAGGTTCCCAGTTACGACGTATAGCTAAGACGGTGTTGCTGCCTTTCTCAATCGTAACGATATACGGCAAGGCTATGCCCGTAGGTTCGCCGTCTTCTTCATGTTCATACCCTGCTAGGTCTAAGTTAACCTGCATCTCAAGCAGCTTATACCTTGCATCTGAGGTTGCCCTAAACCCAAGCTTCTCAGCAATCTTTTTTTCGACCTCATCAAGTGTATTATTCGGTTCACCCAAATCCACATCGCAATAAAAGCCCGCCACCTGCAACTTACGAAGTTCATTCTCAGTCTTACGCATAACGTGTGTAACACGCTCAGCAGTCTGAATATTCGACGCACCGTAAGGGACCACAATATCTTCTGCGGGTACAAAAATACTTACTTGCCGCTCCATGCTTGGGTCGTAATACACTTTTTTAAACGCATTACCCGACAGACCTAAGCCCCACAACATGCGCTCATGCTCAGGGCGATACTCAGTCATCTTGTCCATTAACTGATAATTCATGTCATCAGCGACACGCGCCGCCGCTTCTTTTTTATCAGGTGTTTCTCGACCAATAATCTGTGTCTTGACAGGTCCCGCTGCGGGGAACGTCGCCATCATGGTCTCAGACTGAAACTTAACTAGCGCTTCAGTCATCAGTGGGTGATACACACCACATGCGCCGGGCCAAGGCTCCATACGCTCTTCGATCTTTAGGCCCAACAACTCAAGACCATCAACGTATGTCTGCATCCAGTCTTTGCGGCTAGACACATCATCTTCGTAATCACTTACTAACTCGCTGGCAATGGACTGAAGCTCGCCCTCATCCATGTCTTCAGCTAAGTTCTCGCTAAAATCTTCCTCAGCTTCTTCTGCCGTAAACTCAAGTATCGTCTCGCCATCCAGCCCGATTGTTACGGACTCGGGGTTTTCAATCTCAATCTCCAGTTCTGGAGTATCCTGATTTAGCGCATCTAATGCCTCAAGACCTTGAGGAGCTGCATACAAACCCTTTTCTATTGCCATAATAAATCCTTAGTAGTACGCAGCTTTTCTGCGACGAAATTCACGAATTTCTTCAGGCTCATCACTAGCTAGTCGAATGAACCCACCTCTTCGAAAACGCATCAATGCCTGTGAGGTCGAGTCTACCAAGTCATCATGCTCACCTGAAGGAAACGACGCGACCTCTTCAACCAATTCTTCCGCCCAATGAGTATTAGGCACCCAAACGTGTCCCGATGCAAATATATCAGCAACCGAGTTTAATCTGGCAATTTTATCGTTACCACGACTGGGCACGTACTCCTGCACGGGTATACCCATCGCTCTAAGCTCAAACACCAGCGGCGCACCCGACGCCTTAGCCTCAATAATCAGGGCGTCTGGGTCCCACTCTTTGTATTCCTCAAACGCTCGTTTCTTTAACTCCGGGAACTCCATACGCTGCTTAAACGCATTGAGCAAGATAATATTTGCTTGGTTTGTCCCTGTATCGTCAGGCTGGTAGAACACTCCCCACGTCGTACAGGCTGAATAATCACTGCGCTCTGTCTTTAAGAACGCCGTATCCCAAGATTGAATTAAAAATTCACAGAACGGGGGGTCTTCATGCTCCCAAATTTTCCACCATTCCCGCTTTATGATCGCAGAGACGTCACTTGTGGGCTGCTGCATGTACTGCGCCATCCACTTCCCGTTCGGAAGTTCGGATTTAAGCGCTTGAAGTTCTTTTAATGACCAAAACTCAGGCCAAAGTGGGCGTCCAGAGGGTAAAAGTGCTGGAAATTCAATGACTTCCCACTCCTCACCGCTCCTCTGGGCTGCTGACTTCAGTACTTGACCCGTTAAGTCCTTTTTTGACCACCTTGTCATCACTATTACGATGGCTCCACCCGGCTGCAGACGCTGACGAGGGCCTGATGTGTACCATTCGTGGGTCTTGTCGTACACCTCGGGACTCGTTTCCGCTATGGTTGCCTCTTGTTCTGAGTGTGGGTCGTCAATAATGAGCAAATCAGCGCCCTTACCTGTAACAGCGCCACCCACACCAATAGCAAAGTAGTCTCCACCCTTGTTCGTCGCCCAGCGACCCGCAGCTTTAGAATCGCTTTGTAAGGCCACGTCGGGAAAAATGTCTTTATAAACATCGCTGTCTACCAAGTTACGCACTTTTCGACCAAAACCGACTGCCAGCTCAGCCGTGTGGCTAGTCTGAATAACTTTTTTATCGGGAAATTTACCTAGGAACCAAGCCGGTAGTAGGTAAGACGCAAACTCAGACTTTGTATGGCGAGGAGGCATGTTAATAATGAGGCGCTTACACTCACCTTTAGCTACTTTCTCAAACGCAACAGCCATCTTTTTGTGGTGCGCACCATGAATAAAGTTAGGCCAGACGTAGTTTACATACGTCATGAAACTATCTCGAGCTTGTGTAGTGACCGTCAGCTCTTCACGCGCAGCAATTAACTCACCTAGCTTAGCCCTAATCTCTGGGGGCAGTAGGTGTTTATTAGCTTTAATCTGTTCTAGGCGCTCAGGGTTGAGCATCGCTTACCCCGTCTTTCTGCTCTTTAGTAACAAACCCTAGGTCCTCATCATCCAAGTGCAGCAGACTCTCTAACTCTTCTTCAGTCTGAGTCTCTACAATTTCAACGGGTCCCATATACTTCTCGAGCAAGCTCTCAAGCTCGTTGTCAATCTGGTCGATAGTGCGGTGGGTCACATTGACCTCTAAGCGCTCACTAAATAACCCAACTCCGGAAGTCTTTCCTAGGAGTTCCAGTGCCTTGAGACGCACCTTTGGGTCTTCATCGACAGTCTCGATAAGCAGTTTGTTAGTTACATAAGAACGAAGACGGGTAGCACTATTTAATAAGTCCCGGTCGTATTCACTCAGGATAGCCTCTAGATGTACTAGGGTACCTGCATTTTGTTCAGTGATTTTAATACTGTTACTGCCAACAGCGTGCCGAGCATTGCGCCGGTCATCGTCGTCCACTTCTACCTCGCCACCCATTTCAATCAACTCTTTGATTGTTTCGACTGCGGCTTTAGCACGTTCCCTAAATTGCTCAATCTCTTCCGGCGTAGTGTCGAAAGGTAAGGGTATGCCCGATTCAGGTGTAACTACGATTGGCATGGATGTAAGTATCTCTGGTAGCGGTTTGTGGCTCCAATGCGCTGAGTATACCGAAACTTACAAAAAATAAATAGTGGGGTCACATAAAGCAGTGTTCAATTAAAGAGCGGCGAAGAGTGCAGGTGCCTGCCAAGGAACCTATATTTCCATGCCTTTTAGGAAGGACTACGTCCCCCCTTTACACAGGGCGCTAACCCCCATATCCCCACAAAAATAATATACCCCTATTCAAGGGACCCAAAAAGAGTACCGGGGGTGTTTCTAGGGGATTAGATTTGTTGCACTGCGGAATAATTAGATGGGGGTGGGGGTACTAAGACTTATTTTATAAGTTTTCAAATGAGTGGTATCTGATGTGCAAAACACAGCACGTAGTGCAGCCGGGTCCCATC